ACGAGCTGCACCGCCACAAGTCCGACGAGCTCTACGGCATCTTCCGAGACGGCCTCGGTCCACGCGGCGGCCACATGGTCACGATCTCGACCGCAGGCGACAGCAGCGAAACCCCGCTCGGCCGCCTCCGCGCCGCCGCCTACGCCCGGCGCGGGATGAAGCGGGACGGCTGCTACCGCTACACCCGCAGCAAGTCCGTCGCATTCCACGAGTGGGCGCTCGACCCCGAGGACGACCCGAGCGACCTCAATCTCGTCAAGCAGGCCAACCCCGCCCCGTGGCAGACGATCAAGGAGCTGCGCGCTCGCCGTGACTCCGACTCGATGCGGCCGTGGCAGTGGGCTCGCTTCGCCGCCGGCCAATGGGTCGGAGGCGAGGACGCCGCCGTCTCCGATCGGGAGTGGCGGGCAGCCGCCGAGCCGGGGTTGAGCATCCCGGCGAGCGCCGAGCCGATGATCGGAATCGACATCGGCCGCCGCGTGGACTCGACCGGCATCGTCGCCGTCTGGTCCCCCGAGGACTCCGACCGGATCCTGGTCGAGCCGCTGGCGATCATCGCCCCACCGGGCGACGGCACCTCGACGCCGGAGGAGGCGATCTGGGAGCCGCTGGAGGCAGCCGCCGAACGCTGGCCGCGAGCGACCTTCATCGCCGACCCGAAGCTCGGCGGCGACCTGTTCCTCGAGCGGGTCGAGCGCGAGTTCCCGAGCGTGCGCACCGCCGTCTTCGACCAGGTCGCCACCGCACTCGCCCGGATGGCGGCGCAGTTCTCAGAAGCACTCGCCTCCGGGCGGCTCAGCCACTCCGACGACCCGTCCCTCAACGCCCACGTCCTCGCCGCCGCAGCCCGCCCCGTCGGCGAGCAGTTCCGCTTCATCAAGCAGCGGCGCAAGAAGCTTCCGATCGACGGCCTGATCGCGCTGTGCATGGCGCTGAGCGTCCTGATCGGCGAATCGCAAGAAGAACCGGAGGCGACCTACGCCGTCGCCGCATGGTGAAAAGGAGACCTTCGGTGCCAATCGACTCAGACGACCTGCAACTGCTCGACGCGATGGGCGCCGAGATCGACCGCCGCCAGACGATGCGGCGGCGTCTGCGGCGCTATGCGAGCGGCGATCACCCCGTCCCCGAGCACGTCACCCACGCCGAGCTGGAGGCCGAATACAAGGAGCTGATGGCGCAGGCCATCACCAACTGGCCCGAGCTGATCATCAAGGCCGTCTCCCAGCGGCTCGCCGTCTCCGGCTTCCGCTTCGCCGACCAGGCGCTCGCCGACGAAGCGTGGTCCCACTGGCAGTTCAACCGCATGGACCAGCGGGCACGGCTGATCGACGACGCCGCCCTGATCGACGGCCGCGCCTACGCGATCGTCTGGAACGACGCCGCCGGCCGCCCGACCGTCTATGTCGAGGACTCCTCGACGACGATCGTCGCCTACGACACAAGCGGCGACCGCGTGGCCGCTCTGCGCCGCTGGAAGGAGGGCGAGCGGTGGTACGCGACCCTCTACCGCCCCGGCTCGATCAGCAAGTTCATCGGCCCCGAGAAGTCCTCGGTGGCGCCAAGCGGAGACAAGTGGCAGCGGCGTGAAGTTCCCGGCGAGCCGTGGCCCTTGACGAGCAGGCTGCAGGCGATCCCCGTCGTCGAGTACGCCGTCAACGGCTCGCTCGGCGGCGGGCAGTTCGGCTCGGCCGCGGGCGAGTTCGAGCGGGTGCTGCCGATCATCGACCGCATCAACACGACCGTCTTCTCGGGCCTGCTCGCGCAGACCTACTCAGCCTTCCCGGTGCGTGCGCTGATCGGCGACAAGATCAGATACGAGGCCAAGCGGGACGCGGCCGGGGAACTTGTACTCGACGCCGACGGCAACCAGATCATGGAGCCGGTGGCGCCCGTGCAGCTCGCCGTCAACCGCCTGATCCAGATCGAGAACAAGGACGGCAAGCTCGTCCAACTGCCGGAGGCGCAGCTCGACAACTACATCAAGTTCGCCGAGTCCCACATCCGCCACCTAGCGGCGATCACCCAGACCCCCGCCCACTACCTGCTCGGCGAGATGGTCAACCTCTCGGCCGACGCGATCCGCGCGGCTGAGGCCGGACTGATCAGCAAGGTCCGTGCCCATCAGGTCGACCTCGGCGAGTCTCACGAGGAGGTCGTGCGGCTGCTGCTGCTCGTCGACAACCCCGACCGCGAGATCCCCGACGACGTCGAGACCCGCTGGCGCGATGCCGAGTCACGCTCGCTCGCCGAGCGTGCCGACGCCGCCGTCAAGCTCGCCTCGATCAACATGCCGTGGCAGGTCATCGGCGAGATGGTCTTGGGCATGTCGGCACAGGAGATCACCCGGGCGCAGGCAAGCGCCGGAGCCGACGCGCTCAACCGCCTGATCGCCGCTGGCGGGACTGAGGCCGAGCCGATCGCGGCATGAGCTCGACGCTGGTCCGGGCGCACATCAGCGCCGAGCACCAACTTCGACAGCTCGTCCAGCGGGCCACGGTCGCCATATGGCGCGGTCTGCCCGGCTACAACCGCCCCGACCTCGACACCTGGACCGGCTCCATCGTCCCCGTCATCGAGGCCGCCCAGCGGCAGTCGGTGGCGCTCACGGAGGGCTATCTCGCCCGCGCCCTCGAACGCCAGCCACTCGGCCTCGACCCCGCCGAGCTGATCGGCCCCGCCGTCCGTAACGGCGCTGATCCCGCCGAGGTCTACGCCCGCTCGTTCGTCACCGTCTGGACCGCGCTCAAGGACGGCCGCCCCTACGAGGACGCCGTAGCCGCCGGGCTCGCCCGGGCGACCGAGACGGCGGCGATGGACGTCCAGCTATCGGCCCGCGCCACCTTCGACGCAGCGGGCCAGGCCGACGACGGGATCTACGGCTACCAGCGGGTCGCCGATGGCGGCGCCTGCGCGTTCTGCCAGGCCATCGACGGCGCCTACGTCAAGTCCGCCGACGCGATGGCGCTGCACAACAACTGCGGCTGCTCCCTGGAACCGCTGACCGCACCGCACCCGCTCGCCGCCCGGCTCCCAAGCGGCGTCGCCGTAAACCAGCACGGCGAGCTGGGAGCCGTCCTGGGCGGCGCAGACCACAGCTTCACCGGGCCGTCCGGCCTGGCGTAAACCGGCACCGCATGGTGCCCGCAACAAGGAGGGGCCGCATGGCCGCCGAGGAAGTCGCCGAGGCGACGACCACAGACGACGACGCATCCGACGCCGAGGAGTCCACCGAGACCCCGAAGGCCGAGGAGGCGACGAAGAAGTCCGCCGACGAGCTGCGCGATGAGCTGCGCAAGGGCGACCGGGTCCGCAAGCGCGAATCCGCGAAGGCCCAGAAGCGGATCGCCGAGCTCGAACAGCAGCTCAAGGAGCGCGAGGACGAGGACAAGTCCGACCGCGAAAAGGAGCTGGAGAAGGCCCGCGAGGAGGCGAAGGCCGAGGCGCTGGCCGAGGCCGAGAAGGATCGGCGCTCAGACCGCCTCGAGGTCGCCGTCACCCGTGAGGCCGCTCGCAGCTTCGCCGACACCGACGACGCGCTGCTGAACGTCCAGTGGCGGATCGCATCCGGCGAGATCGATGCCGACGAAATCTTCGACGACGGGGGCAAGGTCCAGGCCGCGCCCCTGAAGTCGGCCCTCGCGCAACTGCTCGAGGACAAGCCCCACCTCGCAGCCGACGACGGCCGCCCGAAGGGTGAGTCCGACGGCGGTCGCGGTGAGGGCGGTGGTGGCTCCGAGGAGGACATGTCCATCGAGGACCACCTGAAGGCGATCTCTCGCCACTGACCACCGGCCGCTGCATAGCGGCCTCCTGAACAAACACAACCCAAACAAGGAGGCCGCATCATGGCCAACACGATCATCACCCCGACCGTGATCGCCCGACGGGCGCTCGCAACCCTCTACAACAGCACCGTCTTCGCGGCCCTGGTTCACCGGGACTACGACGCGGACTTCAACGGCAAGCAGGGCGACACGATCACCGTCCGCACGCCGGCGACGTTCACCGCGGAGGCGTTCAACCGTTCCAGCGGGATCACCCTGCAGAACGTCACCGAGGGCTCGGTGAGCCTCGCGCTCGACACCCTGCTCGACGTCTCCTTCCCGGTCACGGCCGAGGAGCTGACGCTGAAGATCGACGACTTCGCCGCCCAGCTCGTGGACCCGGCGATGGAGGCGATCGTGCAGAAGGTCGACGCGACCATCGCCGAGAAGCTGATCGACACCGCCGAGGGTGGCGGTGGCGGCGGCACCGTCACCTGGTCGTCCTCGACGGCCTCGACGCTGTTCACCGGCGAGCTCGGCGCACTGGCCAAGCTCGGTCGCGCGAAGGCGCCGACGGCGAACCGCTCGGCGGTGTTCTCCCCGGAGGGCGCCGGCGTCTGCCTCAAGGACACGCTGTTCGTCGAGGCCGACAAGAGCGGCTCGACTGACGCGCTCCGCGAGGGCTCGCTTGGGCGGGTGTTCGGGTTCGACACCTACCAGGCGCAGGTGCTCGGCTACGGCTCCGGCGATGTCGCCGCCGCCGACGGGGTCGCGTTCCACCGGGACGCGGTCGCGTTCGTCAGCCGGACCCTCGACAAGCCGGTCGGCGTCGCCGACAGCCAGGTCGCCGTCGCCAACTACAAGGGGCTCGGGCTCCGCGTGGTCCGCGACTACGACATCACCAAGAAGCAGGACGTCGTCTCGGTCGACTTCCTGTGCGGTGTCGCCGCCCTGCGCAACGCGCTGGCGATCCAGCTCAGTCTGGGTCTCGGCTCGTAGGCACCTGAGGACAAGCCCGCCCCGGATCACCGCCGGGGCGGGCTTCCCTCGCTTAGCGCGATGGCCTTCGCCACCTACACCGACGTCGCCAACCGGCTGCTGCGGACGCTCACCAGCGCCGAGCAGACGGCGGCCACGGCCGTGATCGCCGACGTCACCACCCAGATCGCCGACGAGGTCGGCCGCGATGCGGCTTGGGCAGCGGCCCTGTCGCCCGTCCCCGGCTACCTGAAGGCGATCTGCATCGAGAAGGCGATCTCGGCGATCGCCAACCCCTCCAACTTCGCCAGCGAGTCGGAGACGCTGGGCTCCTACTCGCACTCGCAGACCTACCCCCGCGCCACCGACGGCGGCGTGCTGCTCACCGACGACGAGGCCCGGCGCGTCCGCGCGGCCGTCTACGGCACCGGCGTCGCCTCACCGACCGTCGGCTCCTGGCTCGACGACTTCACGCTCGACACAAGCGACGAGGAGCTGCCGATATGAGCCCGGCGGGGAGCGACCTGGTCGTGCTCATCCCCGCACTCTCCCGGCCGCAGAACGTCGCCCCGGTCTTCAACTCGATCGTCGCCACCGCCCCGGCCGCCCGCGTCCTGTTCCTCTGCGACCCCGGCGACGAGGCGCAGGTCGAGGCCGTCCGGCAGACTGACGCCGACCTCGACCTCGACGGCGGGATCTACGCGGCCAAGATCAACCGGGGAATCAGGCTCACCGGCGAGCCGCTGATCTTCACCGGCGCCGACGACCTTCACTTCCGCGACGGATGGCTCGACGCCTGCCGCCGGCACCTCGACCGCGCCGAGGTGATCGGCACCCAGGATCTCTGCAACCCGCGGACGATGCGCGGTGAGCACTCGACACACTTCCTCGTCACCCGTTCCTACGCCGAGCGCGGCCAGATCGACGGCGAGCCCGGCCTGTTGTGCGAGAGCTACGCCCACAACTGCGTCGATGACGAGCTGATCGCCACGGCCACCGTCCGCGGCGTCTACGCCTTCGCCGAGGACGCGATCGTCGAGCACCACCACCCGCTCAACGGCACCGCGCCGCTGGACCCCGTCTACGTCAAGGGCACGTCCTCGATCCGCGAGGACCGCCGCCTGTTCCGCACCCGGAGGCACCTGTGGGCGACGTGACCGTCTGCTGCGGGACGTTCGGCGACCCGGAGTGGATCGACCTCGCACGGAAGCGCGCCCTACCCGCCGCCCGCCTGGAGGCCGACCGCGTAATCCATGTCCACGCGGCCACGCTCGCCGAGGCCCGCAACCTCGCGCTCGCCGAGGTCGAGACCGAGTTCGTGATCTTCTGCGACGCCGACGACGAGCTCGCGCCCGGCTACGTCGGCCACCTGCTCGCTGGGACCGCCGACATTCGCGTCCCCAGCGTCTCCTACGTCCTCGACGGCCACCCCCGCCGCCCCTACGTCCCGAAGGTCGCCGGCCACTCCCACGAATGCGAGGCCGCCTGCCTGGAAGCAGGCAACTACGCGGTGATCGGCTCGCTCGCCCGCACCGCGAAGGTCCGCGAGGTCGGCGGCTTCGGCGAGGAGCCGGTGTACGAAGATTGGGCGACCTGGCTTCGCATGTACCGCGCCGGGGCCAGCGTCGAGACGATCCCCGCCGCCGTCTACGTCGCCCACGTTCGCCATGACTCCCGCAACCGGGCGCCGAGCATGGAGACCAAGAACGCGGTCCACCGGCAGATCGTCGCTTCGCTGTGAGCGTCTGCCTGCTCTTGATCGGCGACGGCCGGCACGACTACCGCGAGCGCACCCTCCGCTCGGCTGCCGTCTGCCTGCCGCCGCTCGACGCCTGCGCGGAGGTCGACGACACCGCTCATGACCTCGGCTTCGCGGGGGCGATCCAGGCCGGATGGGACGCGATCGCCGAGGCCCGGGCCGACTACGTCTTCCACCTCGAGGCCGACTTCACCTTCAACGACACCGTCCCGCTCGCCGCAATGATCGCCGCCCTCGATGCCAACCCGACGCTCGCCCAGGTCGCGCTCAAGCGGCAGCCGTGGAACGCCGAGGAGCGCGCGGCCGGTGGGATCTGCGAGCTGCACCCCGGCGACTTCACCGACGAGGGCCCGGTCAGCCGTCACCGCCGCTTCTTCACGACCAACCCTTCGGTCTACCGGGCGAGCCTCTGTGAGCGCGGCTGGCCGCAGGAGCCCCACAGCGAAGGCGTCTTCACCCACCGACTGCTCGCCGACGGCTTCGACTTCGCCTTCTGGGGAGGCCGCTTCGACCCACCGGCTGTCACCCACATCGGCGCCGAGCGGACGGGGAGGGGTTACTGATGGTCGCCGCCGTCTCGATGGTCAAGGACGAGGCCGACATCGTCGCCGTCACCGTCGGCCACATGGCTCGCCAAGTCGATCTGGTGATCGTCGCCGACAACGGCTCGACCGACGAGACCCGCCAGATCCTCGACCGCCTCGGCGTAAAGGTCGTCATCGACCCCGAGCCGGGCTACTACCAGTCGCGGAAGATGTCGGCGCTCGCCCTCGCCGCCGCCGAGCAGGGCGCCGATTGGGTGGTCCCCTTCGACGCTGACGAGGTGTGGACGGCGCAGGGTGGCCACATCGCCACCGAGCTCGAGGCCCTACCACCGGAGGCGATGGTCGCCGAGGCCGACGTCTTCGACCACGTCGCCACCGGAGGCCCGGGGCTCTCACCCTGGCGCCGGCCGGAGCAGCTACCGCTCCGGAAGGTCGCCTGCCGCCCCCGTCCCGAGATGCGGATCGCGCAGGGCAACCACGGCGTCAGCTATCCCGACGACCCGCACCCGCTGAGTGTGACCGGGCTGCTCGAGGTCCGGCACTTCCCCCACCGCTCGCCCGAGCAGATGATCCGCAAGGCCCGCAACGGCGCCGCCGCCTACGCCGCCTCCGACCTCTCGCCGAAGTACGGCGCGCACTGGCGGCAGTGGGGCGAGCTGAGCGACGAGCAGTTGCGCGAGGTCTTCTTCGAGCACTACTTCTCCGCCGACCCCGAAGCCGACGGCCTCGCCTACGACCCGAAGCCGTGGACGTCGAGGTCGTAGTCCCCTTCGCCGGGGATTGTCCGCACAGACGACGCGCGCTCGACTGGACCACGGCGCGCTACCCGTGGCCGGTGCGGATCGCACCCGGCGGCGAGCCGTGGGTGAAGGCCGAAGCGGTGATGCCCGCGATCGAGGCATCGGACGCCGAGATCATCGTCGTCGCCGACGCCGACTGCTGGACAGACCCCTCTGAGGCCGTCGAGCGGGTCCGTGGAGGCGAGCCGTGGGCGATTCCCCACCGGGGAGTCCACCGGCTGACCGAAGGCGCCACAGAGCGCCTGCTGGCGGGAGAGCCGTGGCGCGAGTTGCCCCTCGACGAGCGCGCCTACCTCGGTTGGGAGGGCGGCGGCGTCGTCGTCGCACCGCGCCGAGCCCTGCTCGACGTGCCCCTCGACCCGCTGTTCACCGGCTGGGGCTGCGA